TGCGTTTCTGTACAGCATCGGGGGTGCATTGTGTACAGCAACTGGATGCAAACCCCGCTATATCGCGAGGCGTTGCTGTACAGCATTGCCTCGCAATATAGCGATGTTTTGCATGTGATGTCTTTTTATTCTATCCTGCTCGTCTTGCTTCCTCAATCATTTCTGCAATAAGTGTTTTTAAATCTGCAACACTGCCAGCATTTATATAAATATCATGAACTGTCAATGTTGCCATTTCAACAATTATTTTAGCTTGATGTATTTCTTTCAGGTCTATCATTGCACTCTTAAAACTGTCGCCCATAGTAGTAAAGTTTTTTCTAAATTCTTCTGCAAAGAAATCTCTATCAGCTCCACTTAATTGTTGAATGATTGTCCCCGCATGCTCGCTTTTAACGTCAACACCACCTTCTAATGCTTTTGTGATTTTTGCTAATGGTTCTAGCTTCCCTTCTAATTGGTCAAAATAACTTTGTAATTCGTCTATACTATTATTCACTTCATCAGCTGTTATTTTGCCATCCTTCATTATGTCTTTTATAATGTTGTCAATTTTTGTTTTAAAGCCTGCGTTTGCAACAGTTGAAGAGATTATTGCTTTTTTCATTTCACTTGCAAAAGCTTTTTTAAAAGATGCCCAATCAGCATTATAAGCCGCATCGCCTAAGCTACTACTCAACGCTTCTTTAATTGAATCTTTCAACCCTCGCCATGCCTTTCGGTGTTGCTCTAATTCTGTTGGAACTCCACCTAACTCACCAAAAACTTTTTGTGAATAATTTTCTAATTCTTTGGCTATATCTTCGCCTTCTTTCATAATCTTATCAATAACTTTTTCTTTTTCTTGAAAGCCAGCTTTTTCTAATTCCATAAAAAGCGGTTTTAATCTTGACAATATTATACTTTCTTGAAGTTTTGCCCACATAGCTTCTCTTATTTTTTCTTTCATTGCATCGCGAAGTCTTGCGAAATCTTTATTTCTAACAGCATCTACAAAAACATTTTCTAAGCCTTGTAAATAATTGTGAAAACCGTTTAATTCTTCAGTGTTTATGCCTGCAGCTTTTAAGTTTTTTTCAATGCTTTTTTTATAAAGATTTTTTAATTTGTTTTCTAGTTGAGTATCTCCTTTTTTATGTGCTTCTTGAATCTTTTTAGCTAACTCATTCATTGTAAATTGATATTCATAATGATAACGTTCCCAACCTACAGGCACTTTTTTACCAAGTCCAAAGAACCAACCTTCTTCTATTATTCTAGTATCCCATCTCGTTTCACTAGCTAGACTTTTTTTCTCTCCCATTTTTTGTAACACATCGTTAATATGATTTTGTTGCAATCTAACACTCAAGTCATTCATCATTTTGTCATAATTGATAAAACCTTGTTTCACTGCGTTTGTTTGTTTTGCTATGCGTGAGGCAGTATTTCCTGCTCGCCTATTTGCCTCATCTTGACTTCGCTTTTCTTCATCTTCTCTAGCCTTCGCTCTTTCTGCATTAAACTTATTAGCCTTATTATCAATATAATTAACAAACTTGCTAATCAAAGTAACTCCCATTTGAGCCGCACCTATGATTGCTTTTGTCATAGGGTCTGGTATCATATCAGCAATTTGTCCGGCAATTTGAACCACCATATTAAGTCCATCAGCTAACGATAATGTGCCTTTTTCTATAGCATTTAATATTATATCTGTTACATTATTACCAACACTTAATATTGTTTTTGTGAGTTCTGCCCCCACTGTTACCGTTGCTTTTAGAGCAACAGCATTAATCTTTTTGATTTTTTCTTCGGCGGTTTTTTCGTCGATGTTGCCTGCCGTTTGTGCATCACCAATCGCTTTAATTGTTGCTTTTTTAACATTTTGAATAGCCTTGAATTTAGATGTAAAACTATCGGTGTCTTGTTTATCTAGCTCTGCAATCTTTGCATCTATGTCACCAAGCAAAACGTAATCTTGACCGAGTTCTGCACTTAAAGATTGTGCTTTTTGTTGAAGGCTATCCAATGCGTTTTGGTACACTCCAACTGTTTGGACATCTTCTTCGCTTTTTTCTTCTATAGCATTTAATTTTGCTAACTCATCTTGAAGGCTTTTAATATTGGTTAAAACTTCGGTCAACTCTTTTTGTTTTGCATCTTGTTCTTTTTTCAACTTATCCAAAAAAGACAAAACTTCTTCAACGCCCATCTTGCTTGTTTTTTCTATCTCTTCTTTTATGGTTATACTTTGCTTAGCCTTTTCTTTACCTGTAGGATTTTCAAAATCAACTGCATCATCTTTTTTATAAACGCTTGCACTCTCTCCTTCTTTTTTCTTGTATTTTTCTAGTATTTCAAGTCTTTTATTTTTATATTCTTCTACAATTTCATTTTCATTTTTACCATACTCTTTTGCAAGAGCTAACATCTCGTTATAAAACTCATCTGTGTATTGCAACTCGCTTGCTAGTGTTATTTTCCTTGTCTTTTGATTATTTTCAACTTGCTTTTTTGTTGCATCTGTGGGGGGGGAACTTGTAGTTGGAATAGCTTCTGTTTCTGTTAATTTTTCTGTTATCACATTTTTCATATTTGTTAATTCATTTAATTCATCTAATGTTTTTTGTGCGTCATCTTTTAGTTTTTCTAATCTATCTTTTTCATCTAGCAAGGGTTGGAACTCTTTTTGAAAATCACCTAAAAGTCTAAAAAACATTTCTTTATCTTGTTCTAATGAAGAGTGTACAAGCCCGCCTTTCACTTTATGGACACTCTGTCCACCTATAGTTATGTTTTTTAGCCACTCTGCTAACGCTTCCTCTCCCTGTTCTTTCATTAAACGATAACCTTCAATCTTTAAACTTGCCTCTCTTGCCTTTTGAGCGTATTTATCTAGTTTTATATTAGTTTTTTCTATTTCTTCATCAGCATATGCTATTGTAGCATTTGCAAAAATAGCACGTTTTTGCATCATCGATTCTTTTAATGCTATTTGTTGTTGTTCTAATAATAATTGTTCTGCACTAGCTTGTTTAATTTTTTCAATATTCTTAATGTAAGCTTCGCCTGTTTCATTTATTTCTGTTACAACATCAGGAACTAAATTAGTTAAGTTTTTGAGTGTTTCGTTATATTTTTCTTGCTCTTCTTTTGTCTTATTGGTTTTGTCTTTTAATGTTTCATATTGCCTTAAAAGATTTTGAATATTGCGTCCTTTATCGCCTGCCTCTTGTGCTTTACGTTGCATTTCTTTTATGTCTTCAACGCCTTTTGTTGCTTCTTTTACCATGTCTTCACGGTTCTTTTTAACTTGTGAATATACCGAATATGCAATAGAGGCAACCGCTGTTACAACCGCACCTGCAATAAAAATCGGATTGTGTAACATTGTGGCATTTAACAACTTCATAGCTTCTTCTATTTTGGTAATTAATGCGGGCATTGTAAGAAATGGAACTATAGCCGTTGAGGCTATAGCCATTGTGGTGATAAATGTTTGAATGCCTACAGGCAAAGAATTAAAACCTTTTAGCAATTCTGTAACTCCAGAAACTAAGCCATTCATAGCCGGCTCTAAAATGCTTCCGATTGTTATTTGCACGGCTTCCATTGCACTAGAAAGCTCTGCCTTTGTGTTTGCAAAACTTGCATTTTGTATATTTTGCATTTCTGCAGCTGCTCCCTCACTACTCTTTAATAAGCCTTCCATAGTTGCTATAGCATCTCCGCCTTCTTCAATTAACTTAGCCATAGCTCCGCCTGCCGTCTCTCCAAAAATTGCTATGCTTTCTGTAACGCCGATGTTTTTTTCTTTGAGTGTGTTTATTATATCTGCAAAATTGCGAGTTTGTGGATTGACTTCTTCGTATGATATGCCTAGCTCTTGCAATTTGTTTCTTAGGTCTTGAGTTCCACTTGCCAATTTTTGAAAAGCTTGTTTTAAGTATGTGCCTGCTTGCTCTCCGCCATAGCCTGTGTTGTAGAGTTTCATTAGTGCCGCTGTTGTAGTTTCTAAGCTAATGCCTAAACCAGAGGCAACAGGGCCTACATATTTCATTGAGTAGGATAGTTTTGTCATGTTAGCTTGGCTTTTACTTATTGCTTTTGCGTAAACGTCAGCAATGTGACTCGCCTTGCCTGCTTCTAAATTAAATTGAGAAAGTGTTGAGGCTATTGTTTCACTAGTATAAGCTAGGTCAGAACCTGTAGCTCCTGCTAATTGCAAAACACCCTGCAAGCTATTAACCGCCTCTGTTGCACTCTGCCCAGCACTACCTAAAGAGTATAAAGCTTGGGACGCTTGGCTTGCACTGAAGCGAGTGGTCTCTCCCATTTTTTTAGCAGCTTCTTCTAGGAGTTGCATATCGTTGGCATTCGCTCCCATAACAGAAAATGTGTTTTGCATAGATTGTTGAAATTGACTAAATGTTTCGATAGAGCTAGAGGCAAAGGCTTTTAAGGGAGCCATTATTGCACTTTCAATCTGTTGACCTAAGATGGCTTTTTCAGGGTTTAATTTTTCTCTAATTTTTGTATTTATTTCATCTAGTTTTTGAAGAACAGCACTTTTGTTTTTTTCAATTTCATCAAGGCGGATTTTCATAGCTTCCGTCATTTTTCCGCCTGCCTCTTTTAAGATTTTATCCCCTTCATCTCTAAGTTTTCCTAATTCCTCTATTGCTTTTCTTTTACTAGCTTCGAGGTTTGTTGTATCCATGCTCAACTCTGCGTATATATTTCCTATATTATAATCTGACATAAAAACTCCTTTTGATATCTTGGAATAAAATATAAAATAAGACGCTTATGTCTTCAACAAAAAAGAAATATTTGACATAATAATATTCATGTTAAAATCTATTATAGAAAAATTAAACACTATAGCTCCTTGTTATAGTGAAGAAGCATTTATCGTAGATGTTGCACTGTTACATCCTATCTTTTTATATGTGGAGATTGACGAAAAAGAAACAATAGGACGTTCTAGTTTTATTCCTTTATCTATTTATCTTTACTTTCCATTAGATGCTCAAGTAATTCAAACAAAGACAAAAAATGCAATTATAAAAATGTTGCATAAACGTAAATTGAAAAAAAAAGAAAGTGAAGGTTTTATTTGGATTGAGTTTGAACGAGCTACTAGCTCCCACGTAGATAAGACTGTAAGAAAAAGATATATACATCTTTTTTTTCGTATTCCAGCTGTTTAAGGGGTTGTTATGAAAGGCTTAGAAGCAACACTAAAAAACTTTGAGTTGTTAGATTCTCTTATTCGTCAAGAAGTGGAGCAGGTGGTGATGGAAACTTCTGCAGATATGGAACACCATGCAAAGACTCATAAAGCTTGGACGCATATTTCAGGACACGCTGAGCAAAACTTACGAGGCAAGTTTAAGATTGAAGGCAGAAAAGCACATTGTCAACTTTGGCAAGACTTATTCGGTGTGTGGGGTGATGAATATGGTGTTTATCTTGAAACAGCTAAGAAGTTTAAAGGCAAGTATGCAATATTGAGGCAAACACAAATACATTTTGCTCCTGCCTTTTATGAAGACTTAAAAAATGCAATAATCGACGCACTAAAAAAATCAACACAAAAATAAGGAGTTTGTGATGTTTAATAGAATAAAATTATTGTTAAAAAGATGGAAACAAAGACGTATAATAAAAAAAGAATTTGCACAATTTGAAGGCTCACATGAAGAGCTTCCATTAGGTGAGCAGTTTGCATTAAAGAGCTTTGACACCGTTGAGTTAGATTGGAGCGGGAAACGCCTCAAGTTTGTTATTGGCAATATTAACGCTGTTGACTTAGTTTTTTGTGGACGCTTTCCTAATATCCACGCAACACTTATTAACGACCTCTTAAAAAGACAAGGGGAGTTAAGCAAAGAAACAGAAATGGAAGTTGATATTGTAAAATTGCAAAAAGAAGAAGATTTGTTTAATGAAGAGATTTGTAAAAAGACTTTGATAAAGCCTTCGTATAATGAACTTTATGAAAGTATGATTAGCTTAAAAAAGAAGTTGAATATTGATTTTAATCCAACTTCAATTAAAGAGGTTTTTCCTTCTGATTTTTTGCAAGCCTTGCAATCCTATCATTTTAATAGGTTGTTAAACATCGTAAAAAAAAACTCGGAGCAATAGACTTCGATAGAATAGGACGCATTGCTAAATATTTTCATCAAAAGCCTTCTTCTTATTTTGTAAGCCTTGATGATGGTGAGGCGTTGATGTTTGATGAAGCTTGCCTTATCGCAGTAGAAATCAACAATCAAATAAATGAAAAAAAGAAGAAACATAAAGAAAAACAAAAGAATAAAGACGCACAGTTTCAAAAAGATATGGCAGAATTATTTCAAAAAGAAGAAGGTGAAATGTAAAAACTTCTTTGAATAATAAAAAACTTCTTTTAAGAGAAAAACAATATAAGTTTTGTTTATACTACTAAAAGTATTATGAGTATTAGCTCTTTAAAAGAGAAAAAAACATTCTTTATATGATAAGGAATAAAAGGAGTTTGTTATGAAAGAAACTGAATTTTTGTATTCTGTAGGCTTTGCTGGTTTTGCTTTGCTGAATCAAGATGGCACTATGCCTACTCCTAATGATTGGCAAGATGTAGATAATCAAGGCAAAGAAAGAAAGCACTCTGGTGGCATTGTAGGCAAAAGCGGAACGTTCGACCTTTCACGTTTGAAAGACGAAGACTTGGATGTGGGAGTTATTTATGGAAGCAAAAAAGCAACGTTCAAGTTTGAGATTGCAGAAGGTGATAAGGCTAATGCAACAGTAGAAAAAATTATTGCAAGTTTAAATAATGCTTTTAACAAAACAGGTGATGGCTCACTCAAAAAAGAAGGCATTATTCTAAAAGCTGAAGAAACAGCTGAAGGAAATATTAGAATTATTGACTCAAGCAAAAAGCTTCCGTTTTATGCTCCTATTGGCTTTTCGGGGTTACTTCCTTTAATACTTGGTATTCAAGGCTATGTACTCTCTGAAGAGGTGAAGTCTGTAAAAAGTGATTTTGAAAAAGAGAGTGGGAAAAGCGTTGATGTTACAAGTGGAAGGGGGGTAAGGTGCGTTGTAAAAGAAGTAGACAAAATAAAAGGTTTAAACTTGACAATAAGTCTAGCAGGACAAAATGTCAAAATTCTATCTATGATAACAGGGCATCGATACAATGAAAAAGCCGATGAGTTTTTTATTGACAATACGGGCAAAGTGCCAACCTTTGCTTTTTTCTATTTTGTTAAAGCGTTTGCAAAAGGTGAGAATAATGAATCGTCTTTTGAGAAAGTTAAGGTTGTTTCGTTTCCTTCTTGCCAAGCAGTGTTGCCCGGTGATAATGCACAAGAAGGAGCTTTTGCAACTATGGAACTTCAAGCGTCTTGTAGTGCTAATAAAAAAAGCGATTTGCCTATGATGTTTTATAAAGGGGTTTCCTTAAAAGACTATTCAAGTTTTGTAGAAATGATTTAACGGTGTTGACTTATTTTGTATTATTGTCTATAATACTTGTAGGTCATTTTTGTTTTTAAGGTGCTAGTTTTTCCTATTTTCTAGCACCTTTTTTTTGCCATTCTTATTTTTTATCTTGACATTATTAAAAATCTTTTTTCACTTGCTATAACAGCTTTTCAGTATTAGAATTATATTTAATCTTGCAGGATTAAAAGTTCATTCAAAAGGAGGTGAGCATTATGTATGTAGGTTTCACTTGACGATAGCTAAAAGGTTTTTTGTCTTTTGCTTTAATTTAAAGACTAAACTTCAATATAAAGATTTTTCTTTTTAAGGTCTTTTCACTTTATATTGAAATGGAAAAAAAGAAAAAATGAATAAGCCTTACTTTTTAAGAAACTAAATTTTTATTTAATAAGGAAAAAAAACAATGCCATTACAATTAGAGAAAGGGGATGAAGTCCCTATTAGCGAAATAACAATAAACGCTTTTAAAAACAATTTTGACAAAAGCGGTAATTCATCTTATGGTAGAGTGAGAAGCAATAGTCGAAGAGTTACTATTGCCAATCTTGCAGCAGTAATTTCAGACCGTCATGTGGGTATTGAACCCGGTATGATCAGCTATGTTGCCCGTCTTTTGCATGAAGAAACAATGAGACAATTGAAGATGGGTAGGAATGTGGAAGCCTTAGGTTTAGGCACTTTGTACGTAGGTACGAAAGGACGCATAAAAGGAGATAAGCCAAGTCTTTCTGATTTGCCTAAGTTTGTTATAAAGTTCAGAAATGCAAAAGAAACAATAAAGGCATTAGAAAACATAAAAGCAGGTGATGTCAGTGCTATCGAAAATAAGCCAATTATTAGCATTATTGAAGATATGGTAACTAAGGCACAAAATACGGAGCTAAAAAAAGGCACTGTTGTTCGCCTCAAAGGAAAAAAGCTAAAGATAGAAGGAGACAAACCAACTTGTGGGCTTTATCTTTATAAAGAAGGTGGAACGTTTGAAAAAGTTGACGCAGGCAATATAATAAGGAACGAGCCAAGTTGTATTGAGTTCATTTTGCCTAGCACCGTGCAAGTAGGCTCTCTTTATTCTATCAAAGTGAGAAATCAAGGAAAGACAAGAAACGGTTTTACGAAGGCTGTGCGTGAAGGAAGTGCAGGAACTCTTGTAAAGATTATTGTATAACAAAAGCCTTTTGATTGCTTTTTAGGTGTCTCGAAAGAGACACCTTTTTTTTTGCTTTAATGCAAAAAAAACTCTACTGGGTGCTAGTGCAACTAGTAGAGTTTTAAAGAAGTGCTGATTAAAGCTAGGCTACCACCAGCAACAGCTACTAAGCGGGCTTTTAATCGTTCCTTTTTTGTTGTGTCAATAAATTATCAAGTTAAAAATGCTAATGCTTTTCCACTCTTTTTATAAACGCATCTTTCATTATTTTCACAATAATAAAAATCTTCTATTTCTAACACCTTAAAAAGAGTGCCATCATGATTTTTTAGCACATCATCTTTTTTTATATCTTCATTAAACATAGCAGTCAATGAATACACTTTATTATTAACATCATACTTAAAATCTAACTCTTTGTTTTCAGAATTAATTAAACTAAAGCGAACTATTACATTATCTCTTTCTTTTTTCTTATATGCAATAATCTCCCCTTCATCATTCTTAATAGCTTCATCTCTAATTAAAAGACATTTTGAAGGATTAGCTTTTATAATATACTCAGTATCTTTTTGCAATATTTCTAACTCCTTCATACAAACATCTCCATCTTTCTTTTTGACATCTTCTTGTTTTTGCCATAAAGGCTCATCATTTAAGGCTTTTTCATCAATAACCTTTTGACTAATAACCTTTTCACTCAAAGCATTTTTCTCAATAACTTCATCATAAGTTGAACCTCTACTAAAACTTAGCTGAAGCGTTTGAAAAATGCAGACATAAACTAATGTCCATCCCAAAAATCTTTTAATACACGAACCTACTTGTTTCATACAAACTCCTTTCCATATCATAAAGTTCTTTATATTTTTTTGCCTGCTCTAAAGCCATCGCCTGTAGCTCACTAGCATTAAGACGTGATAACTCTTCATTCCCTGCTTTAATGCTTTTAATAAAACTTTCATTTGTTATAAGCCTTCCAGCTTTTTGCAAATATAAAACATAAAGCGAAAAATTATCTGAATCATTTTCTTTTAAGACATCTTCTATTTCTTCATCAATGAACAATTGATTATCCACATCCGCATCACCCAAAGACCGCCTTATCTTTTCTATTCTTTTCTTATCCATATTGATAAAAACATAATCGCCCTTAATTAAAGACGGTTACAAAAAGTAACCAACTCTAGCCTACAATAACCTTGTGTACTGAGCCTTCAACATCTGCTACAACAGCACGAATAAAGAATTCAGCCACCTCAAGATTTGTGAGGCTTAGAATATTGCCTTTTTGTTGCACTCGTGTTATTGCTTTTTTAACTAATGCCTTAAAAGTCTTTTTAGGTTCGATTAAGTAAACCTCATTGTCGGCAGGTGCATCAAAATCATATTTAGCACCATTAACCTCACCAGCCCAGCCATCATACACAATAACTTTTTCAATCATTCCAAGAGAGCCTAAGTTTTTCCCTTTTTCTGTTTCCCCTTTTACAGCACTCATAACATCTAAGGCAGTGCTACTATTACAAAGTGCTACAGTAGGCTTAAAAACATACCCCCGCCTATTCTTTCTACTCATTGCATCTTTTAAGCCTTGCCTTAAAGAAGCGTAGACAATTTGTAAAGCTGTGCCATCTTTCACTGCTACTTTTTTTGTCTCACTCTTGTCTTTGTATTTTGCTTTTATGATAGGTGAAAAATGAATATGGTCTAAAATTGCAGAATGAGCCTCGCCTATTGCCTTGTTAGCTTGTTCAATTTTCCACGCTTGATTAAATGCGACCCATTCCTCTGTTACAGAGTAGCCTGTTGCCATTGTCTTAAAGCTAACAGTGCCTAAGTCGTCACACTTAAAATCTGCAAGAGGCACACTCTCTCCGTCCCCTACAATTCCAAAAGCTGTTTGCAAACCTATAATGTCTTTAACTTGCAAACTTTGAGGGAAAGAACTGTCAACAACCTCTTCATACACTTCTTTATAAAGAGGTGGGTGATTTGCTTCTTCTGAAGCAATGTCAATAATGGCTTGTTGAACTAACTTTTTAATGTCCTTAACATCCATCTCACCCTGTGGCTTTTTACCTAGAGATGTAAACATCTCATTCGTAAAAACACGGTTCTTGTTGCCTGTTATTTTTAAGTGCATCTCACCTTGAACAGCACCACCTAGCACAGCAAAACTTTTCAATATTTCTTTTTTGATATTGATCGCTTCTTCTTTTTTTGTGTCATGTGATATAATTTTCATCTTCTACTCCTTTCTTTATTTTTATCCTTAAAAAACAAACTTATTTTATTAGCAATTTACAAAATATCTCTCTAACAAGAAAGATAAAACTTACTTCAACATAAAAAAGACTACATCGTCTTTAAGCCCTAGATAAACCCCTACTAGCGTAGATCCATCTTTCTTGCCTGTAAGTTTTAGGTTATTTACATATATTAGATCTCCCACTTCATCAGGTAATTCACTTTTAGTAAAATCACGACAAGAAAAGATTTTAGTTTTTGAAATATCTACAAGATAAGATTTTTCATCTTCGATGTATTCTGTTGCAACACCAACACTCTCTCCGAAAACACAAATAAAGGGCAGTGGCTCTCTAGTGTCACTAATATTATCTTCAGGCACTTTAATAATCTCAACGTCTTTTTTATAAACACTTATACTTCTTTCAGGCATATCCTTCTCCTCTTTATATTTCAAAAACCTCAATTTGTTTTTCTTTTTGGTCATCCAACATCTCGCCAGCCAGCTCTATTGGTTGTCCTTCTACTTGTCCTGTAATGTCCTTATCTTTCAAGATTTCTTCAATGATAGAAACAATCTCTTCTTTCTTCATCCCTTGCTTAATAGGTGCATATTTGTAAACAATATTACCAAGCACACCTACAGGCTTTCCATCCTTCATGAGTCCCTTTTCGGTCATCACTGCTTCTTTAAGACTATTAAACTCTCCTTGAAGTTTTTCATTTTCAAACTTTTTAAGAGAATCGGACGCAAAATCAAAAAGCTCATCAACGGTCTTAAACCCTAAGTTTTTGGCTTTTTCTAAAAGACTGTCCAACTCGGCTTTAAGCTTATCTTTCTCTTTTTCTTCGAGTTCTACTTCCTCACCTGTCAAAACGTGGCACTTCATCTCTCCTGCAATAGTTTTTAATGAAATGCGTCCGTCTCTCAATCGTCGCAACATCTCACCTTGAAGAGCGTCATTTGCAACATCTTCAATTTTCATTTTTTCTTCTGGCATATTAGCCTCCTTATTATTTATAGGATTTGAGTTAATCCTATTATGATTTTCTCCAATAACAAGACCTAAGTTATCTTGACCTTCAGTTAAAGGTGGAACAAAGTCAACACTCAACAACTTAAAGTCTACAACTTCCTCGATACCTTCATCATTTTTAACACTGTCAGAAAAGCCCCAAATTGAAACAGCCCCGAGTTGCTTATTTCTAAGCCATCGCCTTATATCCTCATTCTCTTTGGAAGCATCAGGAATAATCCTATAATAGACGCACCCATCTTCTTCATTAAGATAAGCACCAATACAAGAGCCGACAATCTTTCTACCTTCCCACCCTACATTCTCCTTATCTTGATGTCCATAACAGACGGGTATAAAAACATCACTATTGACAATTTGTTCTACAATGCTTTTATATGCTTTGGAAGAATAAATACGGTCATTTTTGCTATCTTTATATTTAACACAAAAAATCAAATCGAGAGGTGTTTCATCCTTAGGAACTTTTTTTAAGGAAGCAATAATCTCTTTTGTTGCAATAGGATTTAAAGGTATTTTATCAACTAATTTTTCATACTCTTCTTTTTTTAGAACACTGCCTTTTGGCAAACTTAAAACATCAGCTAAAAGCATTAAAAACATCTCCTTAGCTTTTTATAAAAAAGCTATAAAAGTATATTTTTAGTATATTGTTTTAATTTTAACTTTGCAACAAATTAAAAATTATTGTATTATTGTTTATATGCTTCGATATAAAATAACAACGGTCAACACCTTTGACTTATGCGATGCAATTATAGACATTCACAAAAAAAACAATATATCTCTCACTTCTTGCAAGTTACAAACAATTTGCTTTTTATATCAAATAGTTTCACGCACCACTCATGTCATTCCTAGCGTTGATGATGACTTTATATTAAAAAACAATTTTGTTTTTTTAGTTGATGTAGAACATAAATACAGAAAAACAAAAAAAGAAGATATTACAAAGCTAAAACGGCTTTATAAAAAGATACCCTTTTCTTCTTATGGAAGTGCAAATAAATTATTAACTCACCTATGTCTTTATTTTGAAAATTATTCTGATAAACACCTTAAAAACCTAGTTAGAAAAACCCCTATATACATAAAGACAAAAAATGAAAACAAGAATATTGTAAAAATGGAAAAGAAAGACTTTATAAAATATTACCCGTTACAAAAATGGGAAGACGGATATAATATGATTTTGGACATCGACGATAAAATACCTCTTTTCAAACTATAAAAATTAAATAATCTTACATTCCTAAAATGTTTCTTGAATGCTTTTTTGTTTTGTTGTATACTCTCTATAAGAGCCGTTTTTTAGGCTATAAGGAGACAATATATGAGCGATATAGCAACAAAACAAGAAATAATTGAAGATGTAGAAGTCGAAAATTGTGAAAAGTATGAATATTTAGACGAAATTCCTTTTAGAAAGCTTGCTTCTAGAATTATTAATGAAAACATGGAAGTTTTAGAGGCATTAGCAAAATGATTAAACCAACATTAGAACAGATTATAGAATTACATGATATGGTTGTATCAGCATCGGGTGGGTCTAACGGAATTAGAGATATTAGCTTAATTGATAGTGCCATCAACACCCCTTTTCAAGCGTTCGGCGGCTTTGAATTATATCCATCTATAGAAGAAAAAGCTGCTAGATTAGCCTACAACCTAACAATGAATCATGCGTTTTTTGACGGGAATAAGCGAATAGGGGCAATGGCTTTGGTTGTCTTTCTTGAAGCAAATAAAAAGCCGTTGCACTATAAACCCCAAGAAATAATTGACTTGTTTTTGTCTGTAGCAAGCAAGCAAAAGGGTTACAATGAGCTTCTTGAATGGGTCAAGGAGCATATATAAAAACAATTAATATAAGCTCCATTAACTATCCTTCCTACTTTCCAACAGAATAAAGAATTGTATATATTTCTCTCTCCTCTTCAACAGAGTTATCAGGGTCAAAAATAGTCTTACCTTCACTATCCACAACAAGAAAATGCGTTCCATTAAATTGATTTCTAATCTTGCGAATAAAATACTTTGGGTTTCTCAAAGATTGAGGAATGCTTTTATAAAAAGTTGGCACACCTTTCTCACTAGTTGCAACTTCATAAAACTTTTTATTTCTAACGCCTAACACATCTAATGTTTTATTTGCAATAGGTGCAGAGGCTTTCATCAAGTTATTATCGTCAATAAAGCCCGCAGTTCTTGCCCACATCCACATAGAATTAATTTGAACAATTGAAAGTGTTTTACCTACTTCCATTTCTGCAATAGCTTGGGCACTCCTAAAAAAACAACCGACACTTTGAATAACCTTTAACAACCCCTTAGTTGTTTGTGGTAATGGTTTTATAACATCTGGCATACATCACTCCTATATGACTAAAGTTTAATATTTGCATTATAATAAAATCATTGAAGAAGATGTAAAAAAAAATGTTTTATAAATATGCCACTTAGTTTACACTCCAATTAACATGATATATTTATTGACATTTTATAAAACATAGCATATAAAAAAGACTAATAATAAGGAATAAAAAAAACACTTTTTAAGACAGAAAAAAGGATTATATGAAAAAACGAACGAAAGAACAAAAAGAACAACACCTCTCCTTTATAGCAAACCTAGAAGTTAAAAAACCTAGTCTTGCTTTAGACGAAACTGCTTTTATTTCTTTCATTTCTAAAAAATTACATATAAGCAAATCTCAAGCAAAAAAAGACATTGACGAAATAACTCTAAGGAAAAAAGAATTAAGTTTAATAGACTTAAAGGCAGAGTTGGCAAAGAAAAAAAAAGAATATGCTTTTATAAAAGAACAAGCCATAAAAACTAAAAACTTAAACGCATATCTAGGAGCTGTTAACAAAGAAAGTGAAATGTTAGCACTCGAAAGATTTGCTATCTTTTCAGAAATGCAACAATCAAAACCAACAGAAGAAGATAACACTTTGGAAGAAAAGAAAACACTATTATTTAATAAAATTATTGAAAACAAAAAAGAAGACTGAGTGCGAAACTTTACCAAAACGCACCCAGTCTATTAAGGAGAACATGTTTTTTGTTGGAGCAAAAAACCCTCTGAATGGTGTGATAATATCATAGCAATAACAAAAAATATAATCAATAGTCCTCTTACAAAAAAACAATTATTTTTCTATAATATTTTGTATGAGTATATTTTCTTTCTTCAAAAAACAACAAAGCTATCCTAACATTTTTTTAGATGTGGGAGAGAACAAACACCTTGAAACAAAATCTGGCAACATTGATTATACTTTATGTCGCTCTCTTTATGCTTCTATTCCAACCGAAGACGCAAGCTACTATGATTATGCTTTAGGAAACTATGCCACAAAAGCCTATATTGATACATTCTCTAGTTTTATAAATGTTCCTCGCATAGTAGGAATAGATAATGAATTCAATGTAAATATAAATCAATTTATTGCAAAAAACAAATCAACACTAATAAAAATATATAGACAATCAATGATTGATGGAGTGGTATATATCTGGTGTAGATTAGAAAAAGACATAAGAGGAAAGTTGCAACCTGTAATTAAAATAATGCCAAGAGAAACCTTTGTTAAAAGAGAAAGCATCAAAAGAACTTCGGGCATTTTTGACAAAGTAGTTTTTGAAAGTATTGAAAAATGGCAAGAAGAAAAGAAAAAAGATGACTGGAGTTTTATTGCAAATAATAAAGCAGAAACAATCGAAAAAAATGACATTGAATTAATCACAAAAAAAGCACGAGTAAGAATCACGCTCACTCCATATACTGAAGAAATCGAAATCATTGGAGATTTGCCACCTCAATATAAAAAAAAGAAAACCACAAACAAAACGTATCTTTCTTTTGTGCCTGTTTTTGATTTTTACAATAATCATTTTTCTTTTCTTTCCGATGGACTTCCTGAAATTGCTAACGTCTTACCATTCATAAAAAAATATAATGCTACTTTCAAAAAACTTGAAACGCACTTAAACCAAATACTAGACCCAAAAATAAAATTACATCTAAAAAGTGCAAAAGCATTTTTACAAAACAATCTAGGCATAAAAGAAAGTGATTACGAAGCTATTGCAAAAGGAGACTTAAAACCCGATATCACACAATTCAAAGCTGCAATACTCACTGGAGATAACGAAAATGTTGAATTTGTTTCTCAAGACAATAATCTAAAAAGTGCAATAGATGTTTTAAATCTTTTGCATTGGATTATTGTTGAAATGACAATGCCTGAATATCTTTATGGAACAGCATTAAACACCACCAACGCAAGCGTAAGGGAGCAAGCTCCTGTATGGATTAAAAAGATTGAAGACCGAAGAGGAGAATACACAAAGTTTTATTCTTGGCTAGTTGATGTTTTTGCTTTTTATACCACTAACAGTCACCTGCCTTATATAGAAGACAGCAAATTTTCTATAGAATGGGACGAACTAGAGGCAAGAGACGATGTAGCTTTAATGAATGCTTTGCATAGTGCTACAGAAAGTATACTGAAGGCTTTAGACGCTGGGCTTATCTCACCTGAAACCGCATTTAATGCGTTGAAGACATTTATAACAATTCCTGATGAATACAAAACGGAACATGAAAAAGCAATTGAGTATATTAAGGAAAAAAATCGCCTTGCAGGCGAAGCTAAAGCGTTTCTTGAAGGATTTGATAATGTTTAAGTTTTTTTTCTCTTTGCAGAGGGCATTTGTTGCATTTGTTATAAATTGCCAAATTGATGGTGTTTCTTTAGGGGAGGGTATGGGTAGGTTGGTG